CTGTAAGAGATTACAAAACTATATTATTAGAAAGCTAAACGAAGAATTCAAACTGTTTCTTCGTTGGAGAGGGTTTAATATTGATAGCGGTCTATTTGATCTAAAATTTAATGAGCCTCAAAACTTTGCTGCTTATCGTCAAGTAGAAATAGATGCTCAGCGAGTGAATTTGTTTACTAGTATCAGTCAATTACCCTATATGAGTGTTCGTTTTGCTTTAGAAAGATTTCTTGGACTCACTCAAGAAGAGATTAAGCGAAACGAAAAAATGTGGCATGAAGAGCGTGATGAGCCCGAAGCAGAAGATGTTGACGGCAGCGAACTTCGTAGTATTGGAATTAGCACAAGTGATATAGAATCTGATTTAGAAATGGCAGATCAGATTCCATCAGAAGGAGCTCCACCAGAAGGAGCAATGCCACCTGATTTGGGAGCCATGCCACAGTCACCAGATATGACAGCACCAGCGCCAGTGGCTCCAGCTCCTCCTCCACCTCAAATGTAATTGGTTATTTCATAAAGTTTTCTATAAATCGGACTTCTTGGTCTTTTGATATAAATAGTCATATACCTATTTATACAAGGAAAATGTCTTGATACTAAGAGAATTTTATGAAGCAGCGCCCGAAGGCATACAAGATGTCAAAGACGATAACAGTCGTTTGACTTGGGGTAGCTCTAGAAAAACAAAAAAGCTCACTCTGGGTATGATTAGTAAGCTTCGTAAAATGAGAGATGTTCGTGCTTTTGAACAGGCAAAAAATCTAAAACAAATCAGAAAACAGTACGCTCCGCCCTCCCAGGGATCAGGTTTATAAAAAAACGTAAAAAATACGCTATTTTACGCTCTTTTTTGTGATATGATGTAAATACTATACTACTAGTCATTTACCACAAGGAGATAAATCTAAATGTCTACTGCCAAATTCGAAAAACTTTTCGATCTTATTATCAATGAAGACGAAGAGCGTGCCAAACAATTATTTCACGAGATTGTAGTTGAGAAGTCTCGTGAACTTTACGAGAACATGATGGAAGAAGAAGCCATCGAAGAGGGTGTTTCTGACCTTCATGACGAAATCAGCATGGAAGAGTCCGGAGAACTTGCCGAGGACGACATTGACTCAGATGAGCCAGTGGACATGGACTCAGATGAGCCAGTGGACATGGATTCAGATGATCACATGGACATGGACTCCGACGATGATATGGACATGGATTCAGATGATATGGACGATGCTGCTGACGACATGGAAGACATGGATAGCAGTGAAGATGATCTAGAAGATCGTGTTGTTGATCTTGAAGATAAGCTAGACGATATCATTGCTCGTTTTGAGCGTGAAATGGGTGACGATTCAGAAGAAGATTCAGAAGAAGATTCAGAAGAAGATGAAGTCATGGAAAGCGTTGCTATGAAGGCTGTACCAAAGCCCAAGCATGGCGATGATGGTGCTCATGCCAAGAGTCCAGTTGCTGCTAATTCTGGTAAAGCAGGAATGTCTGCCAAGCCAAATCAATCAAAAGACACTGCTGAAAAAGGTCGTCCCGCTCCTGCTGCTAAAGAGCATGATGGTGGGAACGTCAACAAGGTAGGAGGCAATGCAAGTCACGGCGGTAAAGGTGACGGTGCTGCTCCCAAGGCCAAGACAGAGAAGCATACGTCACATGGTCCAATCAGCGGTAAGAAGATGTAATCGGTGAGTCAATGGCTAGTTTAATTCGTAAACCCCTTCGTGAAAACTTAACTTTCGACCGCGCTAATATCGTGGTTGAAAGTGTTAAAGAAGATGATGCTGGAACCAAGGCATTATACATGAAGGGAATTTTCATTCAAGGAGGAGTTAAAAACGCTAACGAGCGTGTTTATCCTATCCATGAAATAGAAAGAGCCGTAGAAACACTAAATCGTCAAATATCAGAGGGAAGTTCTGTTCTAGGAGAAGTAGATCATCCGGACGATCTAAAAATTAACTTAGATCGTGTTAGTCATATGATCAATAAAATGTGGATGGACGGACCCAATGGCTTTGGCAAACTAAAAATTCTTCCCACTCCAATGGGTCAGTTAGTACAAACCATGTTAGAGGCAGGAGTAAAATTAGGTGTTAGTAGTCGTGGATCAGGAAATGTAGACGACACTAACGGACGGGTCAGTGATTTTGAGATCGTCACTGTTGATATCGTAGCACAGCCAAGTGCTCCAAACGCTTATCCCAAAGCAATTTATGAAAGCATGATGAATATGAAACATGGTTCTAAATTGTTTGAAGCATTACGAGGTGAGCAATTAGACAAGAATGCTGCGGTTCAAAGATACTTGAAAGACGAAGCAATTCGTCTTATCAAAGAACTCAAATTAAAATAAAGGGGATATCAAGACATGTTTGAAGTAATCAAACCATTGCTTGAAAACGGAATCATCAACGAAGATACCAGTCGCGCTATCAACGAGGCATGGGAATCAAAGTTGACAGAGGCTCGTGAACAAGTACGTGCTGAGCTACGAGAAGAATTTGCTCGTAAATATGAGCACGATAAGACTGTAATGGTTGAAGCACTTGATAGAATGGTAACATCTGGTCTTGAGCAAGAAATCGTAGAGTTTCGTGATGAGCGTAAGCTTATGAACGAAGATCGTGTACGTGCTCAACTCAAACTTACAGAGAATGCCAATAAATTCAGCAGTTTCATGACGACCAAATTAGCCGAAGAGATTCGTGAACTTCGTTCTGATCGTAAGGCTCAACTCGAAGGTCGTGAAAAGCTAGAGCAATTTGTTATTGAAGCTCTTGCTCGTGAAATTCGTGAATTCGCTCAAGATAAGCGTGATCTGGTAGAGACAAAAGTTAAACTTGTTGCTGAAGCTCGTCAACAACTAGACTCACTCAAAGCCAAGTTCATCAAAGAAAGTGCTGAGCGTATTAATACTGCTGTTACCAAGCATCTAAAGGGTGAAATTAGTCAACTTAAAGAGGACATCAAGCAAGCTCGTGAGAGTCAATTTGGTCGTCGTCTGTTTGAAGCCTTTGCTGCAGAGTTTAGTGCCACTCATCTCAATGAGAAAGCAGAAACTCGTAAACTAATGCAGGCATTGGCTACCAAGGATCAACAATTGGCTGAGAGCAAGGAAGTTGTTCAGAAAGCCAAGCAGCTAGTTGAAAGTAAGAATCGTGAAGTTCGTATTATCAAAGAGCAAAATCAACGTGAAACCGTAATGGGAGAACTTCTCGCTACGCTAAATGAAGAAAAGGCTCAGGTAATGAAGAGCTTACTTGAAAGCGTTCAAACTCCAAAGTTGAAGACAGCTTTCGAAAAGTATCTACCATCAGTGCTCAGTCATAATAGCACATCTGCTACTGAGAAAAAAGCTCAGAAACAGGTGATCGCTGAAAGCAGAGCAGTGACAGGTGATAAAACTGCCATGGTGCAGGATGAGCAAGCCGAAGGACGTGACAACGTTATTGCACTCAAGCGTCTGGCAGGGCTATAAACGACATTATCATATAGGAGATTATAACAAATGTCTACAGTATTACTAGAGAGCCGTTGGGGCGAAACTAAACAAGCCCTGTTAGAAGGCCTAAAGGGAACAAAGCACTCAACCATGGGTGTTATCCTCGAAAACACACGCAAGGCACTCCTTGCAGAAAGTTCAGCTGGTACAACAACCGCTGGTAACATCGCTACACTTAACCGTGTTATTCTGCCTGTTATCCGCCGTGTAATGCCAACTGTTATTGCCAACGAACTTATCGGTGTTCAGCCAATGAGTGGTCCAGTTGGTCAGATCCATACACTTCGTGTTCGTTATGCTAACAGCATGACAGACAACAGTGCTGCTGCTACAAGCACAGTTGCTGGCGAAGAAGCACTTAGCCCATTCAAGATCGCTCAGGCTTACTCAGCAGGCACAGGCGCTACACAAGCTAGCTTCAATGCCGCTAACACAGCCGCTCTTGAAGGTCAAGGTGGTCGTCAGATCAGCGTTCAGATTCTGCGTCAAGCAGTTGAAGCCAAGAGTCGTAGACTCCAGGCTCGTTGGACGTTCGAAGCAGCACAAGATGCACAGTCACAGCATGGTATCGACGTTGAAGCCGAAATCATGGCTGCTCTTGCACAAGAAATCACTGCTGAAATCGATCAAGAGATCCTGCTAAGTCTTCGTAGTCTTGCTGCTACTGAATTCACATACAACCAAGCTACCGTTAGCGGTACTGCTACATTCGTTGGCGATGAACATGCTGCTCTTGCTGTTCTTATCAACCGTGTTGCTAACCTTATCGCTCAGCGTACACGTCGTGGCGCTGGTAACTGGGCTGTTGTTAGTGCTGAAGCTCTGACAATTCTACAAAGCGCAACTACATCAGCATTTGCTCGTACAACAGAAGGCACATTTGAGGCCCCAACAAACACCAAGTTCGTTGGTACACTCAACAACGCAATGCGTGTTTTCGTTGATAGCTACGCTGCCAGCGGTACACCTGTTCTCGTTGGTTACAAAGGTTCAAGCGAAACAGATGCAGCAGCATTCTACTGCCCATACATCCCATTGATGAGCAGCGGTGTTGTTCTTGATCCATCAACGTTCGAGCCAGTAGTTAGCTTCCTCACACGTTATGGTTACATCGAGCTTACCAACACTGCCAGCAGTTTCGGGAATGCCGCGGATTACCTCGGTGAGATAGCTGTGCAGAATGTATCATTTCAATGATTTGGAATTGAAAGACCTGAGGGACTTAGATCCCTCACAAAACAAAAAGGAGCCTTCGGGCTCCTTTTTATTCGGATTCTTTTTTCGTTCTTGGGTTATTTTTTACTACCCACCCCTTATATGATTTCTTAACTCCTCTACATACTGCACTTAAATTGCCTTGAAGTAGATTGTATCTTGTTCTAAGATCGAGTTGAGTTGTGTGCAATTCTTCGCCAGTGTTGACATTTAGGAAATGATAAATTGTATGATCGTAATTTACATTATTGGCACCAGTTGCCTTCAAAAAGTTGTGAGTACCATCCTGAACACGTTTTGCTGATAATCCTAAAAAATTATGAGTGCCATCTGCCATGCGGCGATGAGATGGATTGTTGTTCCCTAAAAAATTATGAGTGCCATTCATAACTCGTTCTTTATTGCCCTTAGGGCCTAACCAATGATGTGATCCATTGGCGACTCTATCAGCATTAGTTTTTTTGGCTAACTTACTTCGCTCTTCGAATGTGAAATTGGCAAATGCGTTAATGCCATTTTCTATTTGTTTTAGGGCGTTATTTCTGGCTAATCGTGATGTTTCTTCTGGTGATAGATTCATTCTATGTGACATCGCCAAACAAGCTACCCAGTCTCCTTGTTCGTAATGAACTCGATAATGTTCTTGTATCGACAAGGCAACTAAATTAGATGGGTCATTATTTTCCGAATTATTGTCGATGTGATGAATTTCGAACGTTCTACCAAATTCATCTTTTGGAATAGGGCCATGATGTTGTTCGTAAATTTTACGATAAACGTCCGACGGTGTTCTGTTTTTACTAAATAACATTGCTGATTGCTCCTCAAAAGCGTTAGAGTAGTTGGGCCTGCCAGCCGCGAACTACACCTTTATTTATCTTATTATCAAGTCGTAATCTAAAACAGTAGCATCCACCGTGAGTTGACTTTTAGGCTTGTTATGCTTTAATCGTAGAGCATTACAGTTTTGACACAAGGTAACATCGTCAATCAAGCACATTTGACATAAATCTTCACAACGAAACCCACAACGATTGCATTCTGATGATCGTTCTTCTCGTCGTCTATATCTTGCATTAGCACAACTATTACAAAACTTATGCCATCGTTGAAATCCTAAAACACTCTTGCCGTTTAATCTTGCCGGTAGTTTAAGGCATTGTTTACACAGGGGTCTTATTTGTTGAGAGTTGATCATAATCGTGTGTCCATCACTGAACTTCTAATTATTTAGACTAAATATATCAATAGCGAGAATGTTCTTATGACCTATCTTTATGAACCAATTAATATCGGTGTGTTGCCAAATGATGGTAGCGGGGATCCTCTTCGTGTAGCATTTGAAAAGATCAACAACAATTTTGCTAACTTCACTGGTGGTTCTGGTGCTGCAGATCCTGAAGCAAGTATTCAGTTCAAACGAGTAAACAATCTACTGAATGTTGTTTATTTTGCTAACACCTGGGTTGGGATAACACAAAGTGGTACCGTTTTTTCAGGTGCATCCACAGCAGGTCTTCAACAACGTCAAACGCTTACAGATAGATTTACTAAATTAGCAGTTGTAAATGATCGTGTTATTGCTTTAGGACAATCAGGTAATATTGCTATTTCCACTGACGGTAATACTTGGCAAACATTCAATACAGGCACTTCTCACGCTATTCGCGGTATTACTTATGATACTGCTAATTCAACTTATTGGGCAGTAGGTGATGCTGGTACAGTTATCAACTCCACCAATTTGAATACGTGGAATACGGTGAATGTTGGTAGCAGTCAAACACTACATGATATTGTATGGAACGGTGAATTAGGTAGCACAACCGGTTGGGTGATTGTTGGTTCTAATT